ACAGGATTTGGTTCCGCACCACTTAAGTCCGAAGGACAAGGGGTTCAATTCGACAACGCATCTGAAAGTTACAGTGCGCGTTATACACACGATACCGTGGCATTAGCGTTTGCTTTAACAGAAGAAGCAGTTGAAGACAATTTATATGACAGTCTCGGGAAGAGATATGTAAAAGCATTAGCAAAATCTATGGCTAACACTAAGGAAGTCAAAGGAGCTGATGTTCTTAACAATGCTTTCTCATCTAGCTTTACAGGCGGTGATGGTAAATCTCTAATTGCAACAGATCACCCACTTTCCGGTGGTGGTACAGCTGCAAACAGAGCTACAACCATGGCTGACTTGAATGAGGCGTCATTGGAAGATAATCTTATCGATATATCAACATTTACAGATGACAGAGGACTAACAATTTCTGTACAAGCGGACAAACTTATTGTCCCACCACAATTAGTTTTTGTGGCTGACAGAATTTTAAACTCTCAGTTAAGATCTGGAACTGCTGATAACGATATTAACGCGATTAGAAACACAGGTGTTATGCCTGGTGGCTACTCAGTTAATCATTATCTAACTGATCCCGACGCATACTTTATTCTTACATCTGTAAATAGCGCAGGTGAAGGTCTTAAAATGTTCCAAAGATCTCCAATGGAGACTTCTATGGAACCAGACTTTTCTACTGGCAACATCAGATATAAGGCTAGAGAAAGATATTCATTTGGTTTCTCTGATTGGAGAGGAATCTTTGGATCTCAAGGTGCATAGTTTGAAGTAGTAATACACTTTTTTCCTCAGTATTACATTGAAGGGCCTTAATTGGCCCTTTTTTTTGGTCTAAATTAATTAAAAATAATGTATGTAAATAGTTGCATAAAGTTGCAATGTTTAGTATATTAACTATGTGAGTAAATTAATTTGTAACCAACAGGAGGGACTATGAAAGAAGGTGCTCTAATCAAAAAGATTAACAAACTCTATCCAAAAGCCAAAGCTGCTCCAGCTAGCGATTTCTTTGGTGATCCAAACCAAAAAGGTATTTGGTTTAGAGGTAGTGAGTGTGGTGAAGTTATCGACGGCTTACCCATGTATGACTATTGGAACGAACTTTGGCTTGATACTTTTGGAGTAAATCCAGAGTTTGAGAAGTTTATGAATAAACACGGTTGGTATTGTGAGAACTACGATGCTGGCACATTAATGGCTTATGAGAATTAAGGAGGGACTATGAGTGCATATTTAGTTGAGCCTCAGCACATAGCTGAGATTGTAAAGTGGGCAAAACATGACGAAAAGGCAAAATATGCCTATAACTGTTTTACCAAAGAGCAAATAGATTGTGAGCCAAAGAATATGGTTAGGTTGTTAGCGCAAGCTAACATTGACAGCTTGATTGCTAGATACGGTGACACAGAGGAAGATTTTAAAGGCTATGTGCAAGATTGTCTCGATATTTTACCTTACGCTACGGATGGTATAGGCGAGAGTTTGTTAGACGGTGTTGGGTATTGTCAGTTACAGGCTAAAGATATATATAATATGTTATGTTGTTGGGACTATCAGGCTTGTGAGGTTGACAACTGGTTTGAGACTGATGCTTACTGGTTGCATGTTTATCTTAAGGACGCGTGCGCTAGAGAAATGGCAAAGGACGCAGAAATAACTTGGAGTTTTAACCCAAAGTTTACACCAGATCAACTCAGAGAGGCTTATAAGTGACAAAGATAACAAAAATATTTGTTGATATGGACGGAGTCTTAGCTGACTTCGTCCGTGGTGTTGAAAGCTCTAAGTATCTTAACGGACCGTTTGATAGACAGGCGGCCTATGACGATCAAAAACTCAAATTTACTAATGCTGGTTTATTCCGAGATCTGCCACCTATGAAAGACATGCAGGCTTTGGTTAATTATTGCAAGAATTGTGGTATTGATTGGGAGATCTTATCTTGCTCTGGTATGGTTAATAGAGACAAAGCAACCAAAGATAAAATTTATTGGATTAGAAAATATGTACATCCAAGCGTTATCATCACATGCACCCTTAAAGGCAAAGACAAAGCAGTGTTTGCTAGACCAGGACATGTGTTGATTGACGATAAACAAAGCAATATTAAGGCGTGGCAAGACGCAGGTGGCTATGGCATCTTACATATTGACGCCAAAACCACGATAGATCATCTAAATAAACTAAATGGGAAAAACCCTTATAGCTAGTTCTTAGTTGCGTAAATAACAGTCAAAGAGTATTATCAATAATGTAGAAATGATTGTTGCAAGCATGGTGTTTGCAATGGCTAATTTTATAGGAGGCTGATTATGACTACGCATTTTACATCGGGTGTTACCAATGTCTCGTCTGACGGAACATTAGGTAAACTAAAAGCACCTGCACCACACAAGTATCATCAATACTTTAATGATTTTGATACTTACCTAGCGTCTGATTGGACGATTACAACAACAGAAGGTGGCTCTGGTAACGCCAGTGAGGCCTTAACTGACGGTGACGGCGGGTTGTTGTTGATTACCAATGACGATGCTGATAATGACCACGACTTTTTTCAATTGGTGAAGGAAGGTTTCAAGTACGAGGCAGGCAAACAAATCGGGTTTCACATTAGATTTAAAACTAATGACGCAACTCAGTCTGATATTGTCGCTGGTTTACAACTAACTGACACAACACCATTGGATGTAACAGATGGTGTGTTCTTTCTAAAAGAAGATGGAGCTGCAACAATCAGCTTTATCGTTGAAAAAGACAGTACACAATCTACTTTAACTTTGCCTAACTCTTTGGCAGATGACACTTTTATGACATTAGGATTCATTTATGATCCAAAAGACCAAAAGTTTCATGTGTACCAAAATAATGTTCTAGCTGGCACAGTGGTTAGCACTAATGCACCAGACGATGAAGAGCTTGCTCTCTCCTTTGGTATTCAAAATGGTGCTGCTGCTGCAAAAACACTTACCGTTGACTATGTAGGTGCTTACAAAGAAAGAACAGCAGTTACAGAGTTATAGGAGTAGATAATGGCTGATACAGTTACCTCACAAACCATTCAAGATGGTGAGAGGCTTGCTATATTAAAATTTACTAATGAATCTGATGGCACAGGCGAATCTTCTGTTAAAAAAGTCGATGTTTCGGCACTCAAAGCAGATAGCAAAGGCAGAGCTTGTAGTAGCGTAGCTATTGCAAGAATCCATTGGTTTTGCCGAGGCATGGGTGTTGACATCGAGTTTGATGCAAGCACTAATGTTTTAGCAGTGACTTTGGCTCCGGATAGCTCTGGTGACGAGTATTTTGACCAGTTTTCTGGAATACCAAATAATGCAGGTTCAGGCGTAACAGGAGATATCGACTTTACAACAGTCGGACACTCAAGTGGCGATGCTTACTCTATCATTTTGATATTGAATAAAAATTACGGCTAATGGCTGTAAAAAAACCAAAGCGTAGGGCAAAACAAGTTCGACGCACTGTTGGCAAGGGCGGTAATTATCGCCCTACCAAACAGGGAGCAGGGATGACGCGTAAAGGCATTGCAGCCTATCGTAAAAAAAATCCAGGCTCTAAATTAAAAGGTGCTGTTACAGGTAAGGTCAAAAAAGGTAGTAAAGCAGCAAAGAGGCGTAAGTCATTTTGTGCTAGATCTTTAGGCCAACTTAAAAAAAGTTCAGCTAAAACAAGAAATAATCCTAATTCTAGAATTAGGCAAGCAAGAAGAAGGTGGAAGTGTTAAATGATTGTTAGAAAAAACGCAAGAAAAAAAATAAAGAAAGTGTCCAAAGCTCTGAAAAAAGCAAGCAATACGCATGCTAAACAAGCTAAGACTTTAGAGACATTAAAACTAAAAAAAGGTGGAAAAGCTAAGAAAAAGTCTGGCGCACCAAGTAATGTTGCTAATCCTAGCTTATATGCGAGAGTGAAAGCAGAGGCTAAACGCAAGTTTGATGTTTACCCAAGCGCGTACGCAAACGCTTGGCTAGTTAGAACTTACAAAAAGCGTGGTGGTAAATACAAAGGAGCTAAAAAAGCTGTTGGTGGTGAGGTCAACAACAAAAATTTAAAACCAATACCGGCTGATAATAAAGGCTTACCTAAATTACCTAAACGAGTTAGAAACAAAATGGGTTTTATGCGTAACGGCGGAGCTGTAACAATGGTCCAAGGCAGAGGCTGTGGCGCCATGATGGATTCAAAACGCAAAAAAACTAGAGTTCCAAGAAGCTAATGGTTGCCAAAGGTAGCACTATAAGACGCAAACTTAGACAAGGGAAAAAACTAGGTTTTAGTGAACGAGCCTCAGCCAAGGCAAGAGGTCTAATAAAACGATCAGATGGCACCAAAAGAAAGAGTGCTAAGTATAAAAAACGATTAAAACGAAGATTGTCCCGATGAGAAAAAAAAGAGATCCAAAAAAAGGCACAGGTAAAAAACCTAAAGGTTCGGGTAGACGCTTATACACGGACGAAAATCCTAAGGACACCGTTAGCATCAAGTTTGCTACCATGAAAGATGCAAATGCTACTGTAAACAAAGTAAAACGCATAAAAAAACCGTTTGCTAGAAAAATACAAATTTTAACGGTAGGTGAACAAAGAGCCAAAGTTATGGGCAAAACTGGTATAGCTAATGTATTTAAGCGTGGTAAAGAGGCTATAAGAAGGACTAGGAAGAAGTAATGTCATTAAAAGAATGGTTCGGCAAAGGCCCTAAAGGAGATTGGGTAGATATAGGTGCGCCAAAGAAAAAAGGTAAGTTTCAACAATGTGGCCGCGCTTCTGCAAAAGGATCTAAGCGCAAGTACCCAAAATGCGTGCCAAGATCAAAAGCAAAGCGCATGACTAAGTCACAAATAAGATCAGCGGTCACTCGCAAGCGTGCAAAAAAACAAGGCGTTGGTGGTAAACCCACTAATGTGAAAACTTTTGCAGCAAAAGGTGGTATGATTAATAATAATTCAAACATGGGTTTGTTTGGAAGGAGATAAAAAATGAAAGGAACTAAATACAAAGCCAACGGCGGCGGTATGATGAAAGGAACTAAATACAAAGCTGTCGGCGGTGGTATGATGAAAGGCACTAAAGCTAGGCCTATGGGTGGAGCTATGGGCAGTCCTAAAGTTTTTAGTAAAGGCGGAGCTGCTTTGATGAGTGAAATGAAAGCTAATCCTGGCATGACCAATATGCCTTCGTCTGTAAGAATGGCTTTAGGTGGCGATATAGCAAAAATAAAAGGCACAAAAGGCATGGCTAAAGGTGGCGGTATGAAAAACACCAAATACAGAGCAAAAGGCGGAAAAAGGTAATACTTTTTAATTAAATAAGGTGGCGTATTTAATATCAAATATCCCGCAGTTTAAATGCTGGGTAAGGAAAGAGTTTACAACCAATCACCAACATGGGCATGGTGAGTATTTACATGCCTTGGCTTTTGCAGTAAACACAATCCCAGATAGATCTCTCTCCTTTCAGGTGGTATTTACTGGTTGTGAAACTGATTTTGAAGGTTATCCTGATGAAAATGTGCATGGAGGTGCAATGTGGGCAAGGATGCCAATACAAGCATTGATC